GCAGGTGTTATAGCCTATGCAAGCTGAAAAGTCTGACATGGCGGCTAATTGGTCCGCTATAGTCTGGCTATCGGATAGACCGAGCAGGTCGCGCAATTCTCCCGGCTCATATGTTTTACAGTTCATTTTTATCCCCCCCGGTGCTATCTTCTTCAAGGCCCTTGAACGGATTGAACGAAAAAGCTATCTGGCAGCGGTTTACCTGCGTGTAATCGTCGAGAAACTTCATCTTCCAGCCGAGATACAGGCGGACCCGGAACCACGGGCAGTATTGCTTGCAGTAGTAGAAGGACCACGGGGCGAGAAAGCCGGGAACATAGCTAAACCATTGCTCGTTATTAAGTTCCTTGATTTTCCGCAATACTTTGACCTTTGAAAAGTCTACCGCCCGGCCAGTGACATAGTAGCCAAAACCGTAGGCGTTGTTGCGCATAAGCCACAGCAGGCGGCAGAAATAGCGCTGCACACGTTCTTTTGTGGTGAAGTCGTTATACCAGAGCTGTACGAAGCCGGGACGCATATAGCCGTCGCCTTTCATTTCGTAATGATAAATATAATGACTGTCGAAGTCATAACGCAGGAACTTCGGGACGACTTCGAGCACCTGCCAGCGGATATCAAGGGGATTATCATAAGTTTGCCATAGCTTGAACACTTTAGGCAGCTGCCCTTTTTCGTCAGCAAAAATGACGACAAACCAGTTAGTTAAATAGCATAATACGGTAAAAATCAGGTCAAGGCACACATACAAAAGCCAACTCATTACAAACACCGCCTTTTAAAAGTTATATAACAACATTATAACATGTATAGTTAGAATATTCATAATATCTACTCTTGTGTTATAATGGACTAAATAGACAGATGTTTCACGTGAAACAATAAAGTGGGGTGAAGATGTTGAGAAAGAAAAAAGAAACGCAGCAGATAACGCCGGAAGCCATAGCGGCCGAGCTGGAAAAAGTAAACCTTGACGCTTCGACTCCGGAAGAAGAAAACAACTTCTGGGAAAAATATGAGGAGCAGCAAGAAAAGATAGAAAAGCAGCATAGGGGGCGCGTACGTGTCTCCCAAGAGGATACCAAAAAAGGCGGCTCACCTAAAGAGGATATAGCGACGGTAACCAAAATCAGACCGGGGTACGTGCGCGTAGCGTCCGACCAAGAAAAGAAATTCTGCCGTGAGTACATGAAGACCTTCAATGCGAAAAAAAGCGCGCTGGCGGCAGGCTACGGCGATACCTACGCGGCTAAACGGGCGTATATGATACTGCGGCGCCCGTGGGTACAGACGTATCTTAATGAGCTTCGCGAAAAAATCGAAACGGAAGAAATCGCCGACGCAAACGAGACCTTGTTAAATCTTACCAGACAAATGCGCGGCGAGCTTGTCGAGACTATCGAGACACTAAACTATGCCGCCAGAGGTCAAGGACCAGATAAAGAATACGTTTTAATAGGTAAGACCGTGCAGCGCCTTAGCTTGCACAGAGCAGGCACGGAAGGAATGGCCAGATATCATAAGCTGTTTAATGAAAAGGCTGTGAACGTCAATATCACGCCGCAGATAGTCGTTGATATTCCGGGGGCGCTTCCGGCGGCAGAGAGCGTACCTATCCAGCCGACCATGAGCGAGGAAGAAATAGAGCGCAGAGCTGCGGAACTGGCAGAGCAAATGGGAGTGACGGGAGAAGATGAATTATCAGAACCAGAACCAGACACCGGAGACAAGGCTTAAACAGATAAAGCTGACTGACTGTATAGGTCCTGCGTTTTATGGCCTGTACCACGCAGTAATGCAGCACTCATATACATATTACTGGCTATGCGGCGGCCGTGGCAGTTTCAAGTCGTCGTTTACCGCCATAGTGGCCATACTGCTGCTCATAAATAACCCTGCGGCGCATGTAGCTGTTATCCGGAAAAGAGATAACACGCTCCGAAAAACTGTTTATGAGCAAATGCTGTGGGCTATAGAAAAGCTGGGACTTACTGAATTTTTCATTGCCAGACTATCGCCACTTGAAATCATTTATAAGCCCACTGGCCAGAAGATTAATTTTTTCGGACTTAGCGACAGTAACACCTTGAAGTCGATTAAGGTATCCAATGGTTACTATTCTGTGTTATGGTTTGAAGAACTGGCAGAATATGACGGAATGGAAGAAGTAGACAACGCCCGTTTATCGTTCATGCGTGGCGGAGATAAATTCTGGGTGTTCTATACCTACAACCCGCCGCAATCGTTAAGCAGCTGGGTAAACGTCGAGACGCAGAAAAAGACCCCTGAAAAGATAGTACACAAGAGTAACTACCTGTATGGCCCGGCCGAATGGGTAGGGCCGATGATAGTAACGGAAGCGGAAACGCTGCGTAAATTCTCACCCCGCAGGTGGCGGCATGTGTTTTTAGGCGACGTTACCGGCACTGGCGGCGAGGTATTTAATAACTTGGTCCTGCGTGAGATAACGGACGAAGAAATTAAGAGCTTTGGCAATATCAAACGCGGCCTTGACTTTGGTTTTGCTAATGACCCGCTGGCGTACATGACGGGCAACCTAGACGTTGCGCGGCGAACGTTATACATATACAACGAATACTATCAAGTACAATGTCCACTGTGGACGCTTGCAGACCACATAAGGGAGGAAAACCCGGGAAATGAGCTTATAATATCAGATGTAGAGCCCCGAAGCGTTCACACGCTTAGAAGCTATGGTATAAACGTGAGAGCGGCCAAGAAGGGACCCGGAAGCCGTGAGGCTGGATACGACTATTTAAGCAAGGAGCTGCTGCGGATAGTCATAGACCCTAACCGCTGCCCGAATGCTGCCCGTGAGTTTGCTAACTATGAACTGAAAAAAGACAAAAACGGGAACTTTATAGCAACGTATCCCGACGGCAATGACCATACTATAGACGCTGTAAACTATTTATGCCAGAACAAGGGCGCTTTGCGAATTTCATAATCAGGGGGTAAACAAAGTGAAAAAGAAGCAGTTTAAACCGCTTAATATCCGCAGTACGGAGCTTTTAAACAGAAGCAGAGTAATTAGTCCTACGTCTGTAAATGAGACGCACAGAAAGGCGCTGAACGTCATTAATAGCGGTAACAACAATAACATCTTTATTGAACCGCGACTGGAAGACGTACAGACCATGTTCGGTATCCCGGAGACTATGGGGAATCCGGACGCAACCGCACAGGCCGCCAACGATGAAGCTATTAGCGCCTGTCATAGCTTGATACTTCACACCATGCGGGTGTTGGGTGATAACGTCTATCCGCAGTTTCTTGGCTATGGCTATTTAACAGCGCTGACGCAAAACCCGCTTATTCGGACAGGCGTAGAAATGATAGCCTCTGAAATGACTGAAAAAGGCTGGAAGCTTACCACGGAAAAAGAAGAAAGCCGGGAAAAGATTAAATTTCTTGAGTCAGAGTTAAATCGTCTGAACGTCAAAGATATGTTTTATAAAGCTATCTGCAACAATGGCTATATGGGCGGGTGTCTTGTAGGAATGGACTACGAAGGGGAAAAACCAGACGACTTAGTAAACGCGATACCGCTTACCGCCGATGGCCTTCTTGGCAAGAAAATCAAAGGCCTGCGCCTGCTGGAAGCCTTCAATATCTCGCCGGGGGAATATAATGCTACTAACCCAATGAGCCAGAATTACTACAATCCACAGACATGGTTTGTCATGGGCGTACCTATTCACCGCAGCAGGGTATTATACTTTTCGCAAAACGAGCTGCCTACGCTGCTGAAACCTGCTTATAACTTTTTCGGTATTCCACTTGCGCAAACCGTGTTAGACGTAGTTTCTCACTTTACCGAGTGCCGGGAAGCAGAAGCACGTTTGCTTACTAAATTCAGTTTGACCATATTCAAAACTAACCTCAACGCACAAATTCTTTCCGGTGCTGATTGGGCGTCTATAGACCGCCGGTTGAATCATTTTGCCAAAAATCGAAATAATGACGGCGTACTGCTCATTGACAAGGAAGAAGAAGAAGTAGATGTAAAGATAACGGCTTTATCTGGCGTTCGTGAAATCGTATCGCAGGCGATGGAGTTTGTGGCGGCAATGTTTCAAGAGCCAGCAACTAAATTGTGGGGCATTGCGCCGCAGGGCATGAACGCTACAGGAGAAAGCGACCTTGAAAACCATTACAAGCACATCAGCAGCCAGCAGGAAAGGCAGCTTAGAAAGCCGCTTGAACGGTTGGTAAAGATACTGCAACTCATTGAATACGGCGAAATTGATGAAAGTATCGGCGTCGAATTTAACCCACTCTCTGAAAAGAGCGAGGAAGTAATGGCTACACTTCGACGCACTCAAGCCGAAACTGATAACCTCTATATAGCTATGGGAGCATTGGCACCAGAGGAAGTACGCGAGGAGCTTAAAACGCGTGATAATAGCCCTTACAACCATTTTATAGCTAACTTTGATGTAGAAGATACAGAAGAACCAAGCGCAGACTATAGCGAGATGATAGAGCTGTTAAAAAACGTCACGCCGCCAGAGAATAGCAGTCAGGGGTGAGTAAATGGCCAGACGCAGAAGGACAAGACGAGGGCAGACCTTTCTACCGCCACACGTCTTTAATGCAGGCATACAGCAAAGCTATGCCCGCGAGATACGCCGCATTATCCGCCCCATGATGAAAACAGCTATCCCCTATGTCTTGAAGAACTACAAGAAATTTCTCAAGGGCGACCAGCTGGCGTATGATATCACCATTGAGGGGCAAGAGGTAAACCTTGACGAGCTTCTGGCGGTACTGCGGCGGAAATTCCACCAGTACATTATGGACTTCAATCGGGAGCGGGCAGAACGGGCGGCTGTACGCTTTATCAACAAGATTGATAAAACCAACAGGGCGGCTTTAATGGCGGAACTAAAAAGGGTAGGCGTGGCGATTAAATTCACGGTAACACCAGCTTATGAACGCATACTAGAAGAAGCTGCCGAACGGAATGTAAACCTTATTAGGACTATTGCCCCGTCATTTTTCGATAAAATCATCAAAAGCGTGTATGAAAGCGCCAAACGTGGCCGGGATATGGCAAGCCTTTATCAAACGCTGCTAGACATTGAAGGTGTTACAGAGCGTAAGGCGCAGCTGATTGCAATGGACCAGACGAACAAGGCCACGCAGGAGCTAGAACTTGCCCAATCCCGGGAGCTGGGTATAAAAACTGGCACATGGGTACATATTCCGGGCGAGAAAACGAGCCGTAAATCACATGAGGAGATGGACGGCAAAGAATTCGACTTGGACGAGGGATTGTTTGACTATGAGGTAGGCAAAAAAGTGAAACCGGGCGAGCTTCCCTACTGCCGCTGCACTTACAGACCAAACATCAGCGAACTGCTCGAAACCTAGTAAATACGTACTACAGGACTTTGAATATACACTTTTCTGCTATAATAAGGGAGAAAAGCATTGAATTTACACGTACTGTAGCAGAAAGCAAATGTAGATTTGGTGTAGACCCACCCCCCCGGGGATAGGATTTACACCGTTTAAACTGTGTGCATAATTTGCGGATAAAATGCCGTGAAAAGCCGTACAAATACCTCAAAATTATTCATGCAAGTTAAGAGGTGATAAAGTGGAAAAAGATAACAATTTGACCTTCGACGCTGCCCCGTCAGCCCGAAGGATAGATGATAACGGATATCTGCACGTATCAGCCTGCCCGATATCCAAAGCCTGTATCAATCCTTATTATGGCCGGGAGATACCCGGAGCCGCCGAACTGGGACTTAACCCCACGGGGATATACTACGGATACCGTGACCCGGACGAGCTAGCCAAAGCGGCCGAGACTTTCAACGGCCTGCCGCTGCTGCTTGAACACCACTTTGACAGCGCAGACGAGCCGCAGAAAGAGCACCGTGTAGGAGCTACCGGGACAGACACCACGTTTGACGCTCCGTATTTGCGAAACACAATATCAGTGCAGGACGCTGACGCGATTGGAAAAATCGAGCGTGGAGAGTTTAAAGAGCTTTCATGCAGCTACCGTTATACGCCTGACTTCACACCGGGCGAGGTTGACGGCGTAGCGTATGACTTTATAATGAGAGATATCAAGGGTAACCACGTTGCCCTTGTGCCACGTGGCCGAGCTGGTTCTGATGTGGCCGTTGCCGATAGTATGCCCGCTGGGCTAGCTATAAACAATACCCCGAAAGGAGAGTTAAAAGAAATGGCAAAATTTAGAATTACCGAGCCAGTGCAGCGCTTTAAACAACGCCGCGCAAAAGCTTTGCACTCTGTTCTTGCGGCTGACGCTGACTTAGGCATTGAAAAGAGCGAAACCGAACTGGGTAACCTGCTCAAAGCAATCCAAGTAGTCGAGGCGCAAGTTGAGGGCGGATATTCTCCCCGCGATGTTGGTGTTGATATCGACGAAAACGCAACTGTCGACGAAATCACTGACAAGCTTTTCCCCGGCTTGGAAGCTGCCGCTAAAGACAAAATCCGTGCTTTCTTGCTTAGCTTGAAAGGCACCAAAGCAGAGGACGAAGCCGCCGAAGCTGTAGCCAAACCTGCCGCCAAAGACGACGAGGGCAAAATGACCTTTACAGAAGGCGTCAAATATGGTGAAGAACTGGAAAAGAAACCCGGCGAACGCGAAAAGCTGGATAAAGAACATGAAAGCGAAGGCATGAAAAAAGCCTTAGGAGAAGACGACGAGCTTTCAGAAAAAATGAAAGACCCTGCTTTTAGAGCAGCGTTTGAAATGGGCGTTAAATACGGCGAGAAACGCGAAAAAGCTGACCCGAAACGTATCGACCGCGACCACGAACGCGAGGGCGAAGAAAAGTATTTGGCCGAAGACGCACTGCCAAGCATTTTAGCGGCAGAACGCAAAAAAATTGAAGCAAGTTTCCGCGAACGCAATGCTGCCGCTGAAACCTGCCAAGCATTCTTAGGCCGCAAAGTCGACCCGCTGGCTTATGACAGCGCAGATGATATCTACGCCGCTGCACTCAAAGCAGAAGGCTTCAATGTTTCCGAGTATTCGCCCACCGCCTATAAAGGCATGGTTGACGCACTGCGCAGAAGCAAACAAACCGAAAAATGGGGCGCTGGCCGCGTTGCTATGGATTCCGCAGTCTCCGTACCGGACTATCTGCAAGGCTTAAATAAAATCAGCGTTCGATAAGAAAGGAGCGTAAAAAAAATGGCGTTTCAGAAAACTGTAAACACTTACCCCGGTATAGGTATTCCGGGCGCATATGCAGCTATTAACCCTATCGTATCTACCGCCAAAGGCTATGTTGCTAGCGCTGCCTGCAACATCGGCGGCTTCGTATGGGCTGACGCAGATAAAGAAGGCTGCGTTAAACCTACCGGCACTGGCCGCCCTCTGGGCTTTGCAGTGCGCGAAATCACCAACCCGCTGGGAATTGATGTAGAAGCTTCTAACACCGTTCCTGTCGGTTATCCTGTATCTGTAGAGGTAAAAGGCGATTTCTTTGCCGTCACCGCTACCGCCGCAACTGTCGGCCAGAAAGTATTCGCCGTGTTGAAAGACGGTACTATCAAAACCGGAGCTGCGCAAACAACCGTTGAAGGTGCCGTAGAAACTGACTTTGAAGTAATTCAAGCCGGTGCTGCTAACGACGTAATTATCATTTCAAATTGGCGTGGGGCTGTTGTTCCTGCCAGCACTACTAGCGGTTCTTAATTTGGACCGTAAGAACAAAAAGAAAGGGGAACAGTAAAAATGCCAATGAACATTGACCAACAAGTAGCACTTATGCGCGAAAAAGGTTTTGTATTTGACGACCATTATAAAATTCGTGGCATTATGGCTAACGATGCCGACATTGAGCGTTTGGCCTACGACGCCGCAATGGTAACCGACCCGAACAGCGGTGTACCTGTAGAATTTACATCTTATCTTGACCCGCGTGTTATTGAGATTCTGACCGGACCGCGTAATTCCCGCGAGATTTTCGCAGAAGTTAAAAAAGGCGACTGGACTACATCTTATGCACGTTTTGAAGTCGACGAAATCACCGGAGCTGTAGAAGCTTACACCGACTACGGCAATGCTGGAATGGCTGACGTCAATCCGACTTATCCGGTCCGTCAACAATACGTATTTCAAACTAACATCCGCTATGGCGACCGCGAACTAGACTATGCAGCTAAAGCACGTTTGCAATTAGCAGCACGTAAACAACGCGCCGCAGCTACCACTATCGACATTGCTCAAAACAAATACAATTTGCTGGGCGTCGAAAACATGGAAATCTACGGCCTGCTGAACGAGCCTAACCGTCCGGCTGCTATTACTCCGGGAACTGGTGAAGGCGGCAACACTTGGAAGCTCAAAACTACTAAAGAAATTTACGCAGATTATTTGCTGTTGTTCCAGAACTTGGCTAAAAATTCTTTAGGCCATATCCGCAACGACAGCGATTTGATTCTCGTAACTTCTCCTTCCTCTGCTGTTGAACTGGGTAAAGCAACCGACTTTAATGTATCCGTAATGGATATGATTAAACGTTATACCCCGAACATCAAGTTTGCTCAACTGCCGGAACTGGAAAACTCCTCTAGCAGCACTGTATTTCTCATTTGCCGCAGCATTAACGGCGAGCCTACAGGCGAATTCGGCTTCTCCGAAAAAATGCGCGCAATGCGCTTAGTGCCTGAAACTTCAAGCTTCAAGCAGAAATTTGTCGGCACTTCCTACGGCTGCATTTTATACAGACCGTTTGCCGTTGCTACAATGACTGGTGTATAATCTAGGGTAAGGGAGAAAAGAAAAATGGCGAGACTGACGAAGAAAAAAACCGAAGCTGTGCAAGCAGCAGAAGTAGCTACCGAAACAAAAGAAACCTTAGCAGCAGAAGCGGCGGCAGAGGTCGCCGCCGAAGCTGTGAAAGCCACGGAAGAAGCAGCAGAGCCTACACCGTATGAAGCGGCGCTTAAAGAAGCCGAAAAGCAGGCGGAAGAAGCAGCCAAAGCGGCGGAAGAAAAGAAGGTCAAAGCGCAGTCTATCAATAGCGCTAACCGCGCTGTAATTGATACAACTGATACCGTGACCTTATGTCTTAACTATCCGCAGGACTTGGAACTTGCTATCCCGACTTCTAAAGGCACTATTGAACGCATTATCCTTCGCGGTAACAATGCCCACTTACGGGGCAAGGAAAAGGGCATTAACCCTGTCGGCGCCTATGGCGTAACTCCTAACGTCCCCCGTGCAGCTTGGGAATGGTTCTGCAAAAACTATCCGGAATTTTGGCTAATCAAAGAACATTTACTGTTCTGCGCTACTAAAGACGACAAGTATAGCGTCGAAGCAGAAACAGACGAGCGCAAAGCGCTTAGAAATGGCTTTGAGCCTGCCGCCAAAATGGCAGGGGCAGAGGGCAGAGAAGGTTCAGTTACCCCGGCAGAATAGGGGGGAACTACTATGTCTAAAGAAGACAACATTGTTGAATTCGACCTTGAGGACTTTAAAGCAAAGTATCCGTTTATCACTTTGCCGGACGCGCAAATCGAAAACAATTTCAACACCGCCACTTATTTAATCAACAATGGTCCCGCCTCGGCAGTCCAAGACTACGACGAGCGGGCAAAGCTCCTTGAACTGATGACCTGTCATTTATCCGAATTGCAAATGCGCGGCCCGCTGGCAGTAGGCAACGTGGCAAGTGCGACGGAAGGCAAAGTTTCCGTTTCGTATGCCGTGCTGGCGAAACCAAACTGGTACACGCAGACGCAATGCGGCTTCCTTCTTTGGCAGCTTATGCAAAAATATATCAGCGGGGGCCGTTGGTACAATGGGCTTTCATGTTGAGCTAAAGGCGGGCGGCGGTAGCGGGGAATTGCTGGGCAACTTTAAAAGAGTTGTCGGCCAACTGGCAAAGCAAAATCCGCAGCTAGAAATAGGCTTTCCAGAGGGGTCAACGTACCCGGACGGGAAAAGTGTAGCGTATATCGCCTACATTCAAAATGTGGGCCTTGGCGGCGTTCCAGAACGGCCTTTTATGCAAAAGACCGTCGAGGAAAAAGGCAAGGACTGGCTGGGCTTCTTGGAAAGAATATTCAAGGGGCATATCATCGAACAAGACATATTTGTTCGAGCCTTGCGGGCACTTGGACCGTCAGCGCGTACCGATTTGCAGATGACTATTCGCAACTGGCCGCCGGGAGAGCCACGGCTTAACAAGCCTGCTACGATAGCGGCTAAACGGCGGAAGATGAAGAACGGGAAGTCTTTAGGGGTAAGTAACCCGGAACGGGCACTTATTGACACTTCAACAATGATTAATGCTGTTAGCTGGCAGATTGCCAACGAAAAATAAAGGGGAGAATAGCAGATGTTAGGGATGAATTTACATGCTATAGTGAGAGGTTCAATAACGTCGGTACACCCGGACGAGACAGTTACTCTTTATCAGTCTGACGGGCAGGCTGTGGCGTATGGGAGAGTGACGCCGTACTATAAAGAGCCAATCACGATTGCAGCGCAGATTCAGCCGAACGCTGAAAACTCCCTTGACCATAGCGAAAACGTGCCCGATATGCCGCATACAGAGCAGATGTTTGTTGACAGTAGTCAGCCGTTGCCTGTAGATGGTATATCGCGGGTGCCGCTATGTAGGACAGGTGATATCATCCAGCGCGAAGATGGGACCTACTGGCACATCTCCAAAGTGCTTGAAGACTGGTCAGCACATGCAGGGTGGGCGAATTTTGAAATCACCCAACTTGTGACGCCGCCGGTACTACAGACACGGCCAGCGCCGGAGCCAGAGCCTGACCCGGAAGAACCCGACGAAGGCGAGGGAAACTAAATGCCTGTATCTGATGTAGAGAAAAAAATAAACGTCGCAGTTACCGAGTTTCTGTTAAAGTACATGCGGCCGACGCTTGACCCGCAGCGCGTGTTTGAGGGCAACCAGAACAACATGGCGCTACCCGGCGATGAACGGGAGCACACATTGTTTTACTTGAGCCAGACGCGCCGTATAGGGACAAACACAGGTGAAAGCCAAGTTACCCCGGAAGGTAATGTTATCACGGCCACTTTACGGGAATACGTTGTAACTGTTGATTTTTGCGACACCGATATCGACCGTTCACGGAGCAGGGCCGAAGGACTAGAAACCTTGAGCCGTAGCGCCTATGCGGCCGATTTTTTTCATAATAACTATGACATTGGCCTGCTGTACGCTGAAAACATGGTGTATCTGCCTTACGTAGATGACACTAATCAGTTTATCAACCGCTTCCAAGTCAAACTTCACTTGTCCATGTGGTCAACATATTCTATCGAAGTCGAATACTTCGAGCGGGCAAGTGTGACTAGATTGGAAAACGTTGACGTACATCACCCGCCAACAAACAACTAATTAAAGGGGGTATCTAATAAATGGCTATTCCTGCAAGTAGACTTGTAAACATCACGCCGCGCGTTATTTCTTCTGGTTCCACAGAGCTAGAACTTGCTGGCGTTCTGCTTACTAAAAACGCTATCATGCCATATCCGCTGTTTATGGGCTTTACTGGCCAGCAGGCAGTAGGCGAATACTTCGGCTATGACAGCGACGAGTATCGTCTTGCGGTTATTTACTTCTTAGGCTTCACGAACAGCAGCAAGAAACCTAACACGCTTTATTTCTTCCGCCGTGCGGATGAAGCTATCGCAGGCGCCTTAATAGGCAGCCAAGCACTGGGAGTAACCGACCTGAAAAAAATCACAGAGGGCGGTTTTACTATCTCTGTAGACGGTACGCCGATAACTGTTACCGGGCTGGACTTTTCCAGCGCCAAAACTCAAAGCGATATCGCAGCTTTGATTCAGGCAAAAGTAACCGGGACAACAGTCACTTTCAACACCAATCAGAAAAATTATCGCATTGTCTCAAATACTACGGGCAATGATTCCAACGTGACCTATGCGACCGACGGGACCGATGTAGAAGCTTTGGGAACCGACGTAGCCACTGCGTTGGGCTTGACCGCCGCTGTTGGCGCCGTGGTAAGTCAAGGCACTGCTGCCATGACACCTACCAAAACCATGAACGCAGCTGTTAAACAGTCTGAAAACTGGGTAAGCTTCACCACTGTATATCAAGCAAGCACAGAGGAAGCTTTAGAGCTGGCAGCGTGGAGCAACAGCAACTTGAACAAGTTCCTTTATTGCGCATACAGCATGGACGCTGGGCAAATTGCTGGCGGTGATTCTTCCTTGCCCGGCCAGCTGGCGTTCAACGACTATGAGGGAACTATTAATACCTACGATAACGGCGAGGTATCTGTGTTCGTTATGAGCTGCGCGGCTTCTATCGACTGGAACCGTGAACAGGGTGCTATCTCTTGGGCGTTCAAGACACAGAGCGGACTTGCTCCGACCTGCACCGATGACCAGACACAGGCAAGCCTGCTGGACAACAAAGTCAACTTCTACGGCCGCTATGCGTCCAGAAGCGAGCAGTTCAACATCTTCTACGATGGCGCTATGAGTGGCGGCAGCTATGGCTTCGTTGATGTTTACATCAATATGATTTGGCTGCAAAACGTTATGCAGACTGCCTGCCTGAACGGTATGCAGAAAACTCAACGCCTGCCGTATGTAGACCGTGGCTATACCATGATTAAAGCATGGCTGACAGACCCGATTAACAGGGCGCTCACAAATGGCGTTATCGACCCCGGTGTTAAACTGTCCGAAGCGCAAAAAGCGCAGCTGTACCAAGAAGCTGGCGAGGACATCAGCACCGAGCTGTATACTAATGGTTTTGTCATTAGGGTAACTGACCCGGCGCCGGAAGTAAGGGCAACCAGAGGAACGCCAAACATTTCTGTATGGTACACCTACGGCGGCAGCGTCAATAAAATTGAATTCCCGCTTACAGCGGTAGTATAAAGGGGGAAACTAGACTATGAGCAGCAACATCACATCTGCTAACGCTACGGCGGTTATGATTATTAATGACCTTTTCCCCGTCGGCTTTGCTGTTGAGGGATTCGCTACCGACCAAGCAATCAACCAAGACGAGGAAACTTTGGCCGTCACCAGAATGGGCGTCGACGGCAAGTTGAGCGCTGGTTATACTCCGTCTAAAAAGACGGTGCATATCACTATTGAACCGTCTAGCCCGTCACTGCCGTATTTTCAAGCACTGATTGCGGCTTCTGAAAATCAAATGACACCCTTCGAGGTCAGTTTGATTATCAACATCAAGTCTATGCCCAAGACATACACTTATGTCAACGGCTATCTGACCACGGCAAAGAGACTGCCGGACTTAAAACAGGTATTAGACCCTGTGACTTTCGCGTTCGACTTTGAAAAATGTATCTAATGGAGCTATAAGGGAGAAGAAAAATGAGAAAAACAATTACTGTTATGGTGAGAGATGAAAGACAGGGGCGCGACCTTCAATTTGAGATTACACAATTTTCCGCCAAGAAGCAAGAGCGCTGGCTTATGCGGGCATTATCCCTCTTGCTTCACGGCGGCTTTGCTACTTCTATCAACGTTCCCGACGGGAAACCTATCACCGAATTAAAACTAGACGACTTAGATTTTGACAGTATTATTACATCACTTGGAAACCTTGACGTAGACGACGCGGAAAAAGTGCTTGACGATTTACTTGCCTGCTGTTCTTATGTGCCGACAAGCGGCGTCAAAACACCCTGCACACCCGAACTGGTAGACGGATTTATTGAAGATTTCCGGGTACTGTGGAAGCTGCGCGTTGAAGCGTTTAAATTAAATTTCGATTTTTTTCTAGCCGCCGGCCAGTCCCCGACGAATACGATGGGCAAGTCGGCAGATATAGTTTTCTCAAAAAATACGTAAACGTATCTAACATGACCGCGCTGGTGATATCACAGCGCTTTGCGACCCTCAAAGAGCTTGAAACCTACTACAGCTATGAGGACCTGCTGGACATGTGCGAGATAATCTATATAAACAACATCAACGAAAACCTGATGTATAAGGACATGGAGAAAAAAGCCAAGTCCAAGAATTGAAGTAAAGGCGGTATAGTATGGCTAATATAATTGATTCATTGCTGATAGCCGTCAAAATGGATAATACTGACCTAGATAAAGGACTAAAGCAGGCTGAAAGCAAAGTTAGCAGCTTTGCCGACCGGATAAAGGCAGGCGCGCTGGCAAAGTTTGGCACGCTTGTTTCTGTCGGCTTCATAATGTCAGAGGTTAAAAACCTGACGGCCGTCGCTGATGAACTTGGCAAGATAGCTGACCGCATAGGCGCAGACGCGCCGAAACTGCAATCGTGGGCCGTGGCGTCTAAACTTGCTGGCGGTAGCGTTCAATCATTCTATGGCACGGCCGAACGACTAGGCGGTGAGCTGCAAAGAATTGCCGTAACCGGAAAAAGCAGACTGCTGCCATTCTTTGAAAGCATGGGCGTTGCTACCCTTGACGCCGCCGGGAAAGCCCGCGACGTGTTCGACGTATTGACCGACGTCGCCGAAGCCGTTGAAGGCATGGACAAGGCGACTTCCAGCGGTATGCTGAAACGCTTGCAGCTGGATGAAGGCACGATAGGCCTGCTACAGATGGGCAAAAAAGGTATGCAGGACCTTATCAGGTACGAAAGAGAACTGGGCGTATTTCAAAAAGAGGATACCGTTATTGCCGCCAACTATAATGACGCTATGGACAGGCTGACAAGAAGCCTGAATATGACTTTTCTACCTGTTATGCGGATGTTCGCGCCAGTTCTGACGGAAGCGGCTAAAGCGATGACATCGGCATTTGTCTTTATGCAAAAACATAGCCTTGCGCTTGAGATTGCGCTGGCCGGTATAGCACTGGTCGTTACTGCCTTAGTCCTGCCGTCCCTGTGGAGCTTGTTTATCGCCATAATGACGAACCCTATAACGTGGATTATCGCTGCCATTGTCGGGCTTATCCTGATACTAGAGGACTTATATGTATACGCCAAGGGCGGTAAGAGCCAGTTTGGAAGCCTGTGGAAGACGCTAGGCACGGGCGAGGAAGTAATGGCGGCCATTCAAGGCGCATGGGACTTTTTGAAGATTGCGGCGCAAATAGCGTGGGAAGTTTTAAAGGCCATATTAAAAGGCCTGTGGATGATACTGCATTCCGTACTTGTGCTTGTGGCCGAGCTTGGTGTGGCGGCAGCGCAGGCGTTTAAAGCTATAGGCGGTTTTATCAACGACTACTTTATAAAGCCGCTTAATAACGCATGGGACACGCTGAAAAAGATTATTGATAACTTGCCCTCTCTGGACGGCGTTAAAGACTTTCTAGGCGGCCGATATGAGCAGTTCTTTACACCTATCACGCCGCAGCTGGCAGGTGCCGGAGCTGGCGGCAACAAGACGCTTGAAATCGGCAAGATTGATATTCACACCCAAGCAACCAACGCAGACGGCATAGCCGCCGACATTGGTAAAGGCATTAATAAAAACAGCGGCCTGTACTGGGGTACTGCCACCGGGACAAGGGGGAACGACTAATGACAGTTAAGATACTTGACTTTCTAAAAAACGAATGGTCAAACTGGCTGCTTGCGGATACCCGCGGTACTACCTTAACTGACTTTTCGTCCTTTCTTGGCTGGCGGCTTAAAGGCGACAGCAATGTTACCTATGACCCGGTAGAAAAAGGCTATTTTGTCGCTTATAACAAAACAATCATGCCATTTGAAGGCACGGTTACGCTGGCCAAGTCCAGCAAAAGCCCTGCCGACTTGCAGAAGGTACTGGATACGCTGGAAGCGTTGCGGACCAGCACAGAGACGTTTTCAATCGTCACGCCGCTGCGCGAATACAAAAACCTGAACTTGTTGAGTTATGAGTATAAATTTGAAGAAAACGGCGCTACAAGCCAGCTTATCGTAGACCTTGCTTTAATTGAAGTCCGCGAGGTTGAAAGCAGCTACTCTGATGTTGTGGTAAGCTCCGGGGGCGGTGCGATTACTACCAGCGACGCCGAAAATCCTAGTGACACGTCGACGCAGAACACGGGCAGCAAGAACACCGAAGAAGGTAACGACGAGCTAACAAGTACGCTTTATGACATTGGGGCTATTGTAAAATCATGGTAAGGCGGTGAAGATATGGCGCTTAATTCTAATCCTGATAACAGCAGATACAAGGTTATTCCGCTTTCTGCCATACCTGACCAGAAGTTCAGCGTTACTCTTGGCGGCCAGATTTGTCAAATACGGCTATACTGGCGTTATGGCTGGCTGTTTGCTGATATCGACGTCGGTACTGATATAGTCTGCCGTGGCGCTATTTGTATGAGTAGCCAATGGATTATTCAACAGCCAAAAGTAAATTTCAGCGGAAATCTGATGTTTGTCGACGCAGACGGCCACGGCAGTCAGATTGAGCTGGAAAAGATAGGTACACGCTACAAGCTGGTTTACATTCCAGAAAGTGAGATTGCATAAATGGGCAGCTTTACGCAAAAATCAATCAGGACGACTATCACACTTCGGCAGGGGACGTTTGCAGGCGGGAACAATACTATCACCATTGAGGGACTGGCCACCGGGGCGACGATTGTTAAACCGGGCGGCGACGACAAAACGACGCTTGATTTATGGATAGCAGGGCTGCCGCCGGACATTATGGCCAGTGCCACTACTTTAGGCTTTATGCCACAGCAGTCACAGAAGAATTTAATTCTTGTCGAAGTCGGCCCCAATGGCGGGAATATGGTTAAATGCTTTGAGGGCGAGTTTACACTTGCATGGGCGGACTACACAGGCACACCTGATGTTAAGTTTCGCGTCAGCGCGGCCAGCGGGATTTATGCCGCCCTGCTGCCTTCTAAACCGACAGGAATAAAGGGCCGGGCGGACGTTACATCACTGTTCCAGCAGTTCGCCACAGAAGCAGAGTATGTTTATCAAAATCAGGGCGTATCTGGCCAGATATCGAATACCACGATAAACGGCAGCCCGATTCAGAAGATATACAAGCTGGCCAGAATGATTGACTGCGAGGTATTCATTGAAAACGGCACAGTTACAACCATTCCGAGCGGGGCGAACAAGACGGGCAACGCCGTTGTTATCTCTGCCGAAACCGGCGGCCGCGGCTACCCGTCTTTCACGCAGGACGGCTTAGAGTGGTCGTCTATCTTTGACAACAACATCGACATCGGCGGCCTGATAGACGTGCGCAGCGAGGTGCCCAAAGCGTCGGGGATATGGAAAGTAACGAAGGTTACGCACAATCTCGAAGCTTATACCAGCGCTACAGCGGCATGGAACAGCACTTTTTCAGCCGTATTTGTGCAGAACAATCAGTATAGCTAGAGAGGTGAGGAGACATGCCAACTACGCCAGTTAAGCAGCAGCGTAACCCGACCGCTGTACAATCGACCCGGACGCCGTATTCCGGGAATTCGGAATATAACCAGCTGGATTACTTTATTCGGTCGTTTATGGGCGGCAACCTTTACACGGCACTCCCGGTTATCGTAAAGGCCGTTGAGGCGGGCGGAATTGCCCCCACAGGGCGAGTTGACGTCTTGCCCTTAACTTGTTCTATGGACGCAGAGAACAACGTCATACAGCCAGCGCAGATGTACAGCCTGCCATATCTGCGCATTCAGGGCGGCGCGGCGGCAGTGATTTGCGACCCGGTTGTTGGAGATATCGGCCTCGCGGTATTCGCCAAGCAGGATGTTTCCAACGTCGATGTAGGTATCACCGAGCCGGTGCAGCCGGGTACATTCCGGATGTTTGATATCTCTGATGGCTTTTACGTTGGCGGCTTTCTGAACAAAACGCCGAGCTGCTATATTCAAGTCCTTCCGGACGGAAATATCAATATCACAGGACCGTCACAAGTCACTGTGAGCACGGCTAACACCCTGATAGATAGTAATACTACCATTACGGGTAACTTGACCGTACAGGGAAATATCAAGGCACAGCAGCGTCTTGACGTAACAACGGGCGCTTCTATTGGCGGCATTGAATTTGGTACGCACAGGCACACTAATGTTGAAAGTGGCGACGGAACTTCTGGCGGTCCTGTTTAAGCTGTATGCATAATTTGCGGGTAAAAGTCCAGGAAATTACGCATAAATACCTCAAAATTATCTATGTAGATGAAATGGTAAAAATGGCCTATTTTGACATCTCGAAAATTGAAAATGTCAAAATGGGCTGTTTTTGGTATAATGGGGGTACATGATGGACATATTTTTTATAACAGCTTCGGCTGCGGTTATTTACGGTATCGCTTATCTGCTGGAAACAGAAACCTTTAAAAAGTAAAGCAATCTGCCGAATACCTTTGATTTCGGGCGATTTTTAAAGATAATGGCCGTTTTTGAATGTATTCAAATATGATAGCGATATTTGAGTTGTAAAGCGATAATTGACAACTGGGAGTGGTGAAGATGTTTAGAATTAAATACGTCGGCTGGTGCCACGTCTGCAAGTATTACGGTCCAGAGGGCGGCTTTATTTGCGGGTGCTGCAATGTCAAAGGCACATGTGACAGGCCGAGCGAATACGTTAAGAGGTGCGACGATGATTAACAGAAGACTGCTGATATATGGCGCTGCCAAAGATATACCACCAGCCACCGCTCTTACCATTGGGGTCGGGGCTAATGAACTGTACTACGGTTACAGCGACGGCATAAGTGGGGGTACATACGGGGCCATAACTCCTAATCCTCTCACCATTTCGGGCTATCAAGGAACTGTAAAAAGCCTGTATATAAACGTGATAGCGGGATTGTACTTCCGTATGAGTACGCATATCATGTGGGAAGGAAACAATTTTCCCACTAGTTTAATGGTCAGTCTTGCAACACCTGCGGGGGAACCGTTGCCGGATGTAACACTATCATACGTTGATTTTTTTGACGATATGGCAGCTTACAAGTTTAGCGGCGACCAGGATTTAAACAAGCAGCTTTATGAATTTTTCAGGGCCAACGTCGGCAATACTGTACCCTGCGAGATAAGCGACGCAATGCAGCAACCGTGATTTTCATGGGGACAACATGTCCCCGGAAGGAGAATAACATGTTTAATCGTCGATTACTTGTCAGCACATCCGGGGGGGTAGCGAACTTCCGACTTATAAAATGACAAGCGGCACCAGCAGCAGATATATAGGCTATAACCGTGATGATAATGTCGGCACAATGGAGCCGAATACTATTACCATTTTAGAGATAGAGCCGGACGTATTAATAACCCAATTTGCGGCACAGACGCTTTCAGAAAACATGATTCAATTTGAATTTATGTCTGCTGCGCCTAACACGGCGTTTAAAAAGAGAAATCTCGTTTTCACTTTCCCGGAATTATCGTTGCCGGCCGTAACTTTCCACTGGTACGATATGTCACCGTGGGGTCAGATATATTATGTAACTGGCGCCGACGCCGGCGCCCCGGAGCTGTGGAACTGGATAACAGGTAACCCCGGCGAAATAATAGGCTTTAACGTTAAGGTTGTTAGTATATGAAAGGGTGATGTAACGTGTTTACTAGACGCTTGTTTGTATTTGTAGATGTGGGGGGAACATTGCCCCACCGCCGCCGCCTGTGCCGCCTGTGCTGCCTAATGTAGATACTGACTTATGGCATACAACGGCAGCAGATGAAGACGGTTTTTACGACACGTTTGATGTTATTATCCCGGCCGGCGTAAACGTAGTTTACGTAGGTGGCGGAATAAACGGCAGCATAGTTGGCGAGCCTTGCCATTCCAGTATGTATTCAAACTTTAGCGGTAAAACATGGTTTAGCGTTTCGAGAGAAGACAGCGCAGGCGCTACGAATTATATCGGTGTCACGCCGCTGAAAACTTATCGTATCACGGTCGATTATGGCAGTGAACTAGAGGGAACAGACGGCAGTGCATTTATAAGATATTCGCAGCGTATAAATGCCGTAAAGCCAAACGTTACTGATTACTAACGAAAGGAGCAGTAAAATCGTGTTTAACAGACGTCTATTAGTAGATTCGGGGGGGACACGTCTGGCAACGGGACTTATAGTCTATTAGTCGGAAGCTTTGGAGATGCTAACGGAACTTTATGGCGCGGTTATTTTACGACTAATAGCACGAAGGGCGCTATTACCCCTAGCAATTATGCTGGCTATCCTATAAAGTCTTGCTATATCCAACTAATGACGGACGAGCAGGTAGGACTTATATTAATAAATGCATTTATAGTGGAGCTGGAAGGCGATTCAAGGAACGATATAACGTCTTTGGTTTTAAAAATTAATGGTATTGATTATACCTTGGGTATAAATGGTTATAGTTATGGCAACACTCAATACTACATTTTGTTGAGCGATAACGGAGCACTGTTTTATTACTTGGACGCTAATATAAACAAGAGTGTAGATATAGAAATAACGTCGCCATAACACTGACGAAAGGAGTAACGAAACCATGTTTAACAGACGTCTATTGTTCAACGGAGCCGGGGGGGGAAGTGGTTGGCCCGCCCGCAACATTAGAGTTCGACATAGACCAACCGGGCGGCAGCAGTCTTCCCGGCGCCACGATAACAATAAGCTATAACGGCGAAACCGTTACAAAAACCTCAGACAACAAGGGCTTGGCCGTTTTCTACGAAGTCCCGACGAATATAGACATACCGTATACTGTTACTGCTTCTGGCTATGAGGATTACACGGGGAGCGTCAACATAGCGCCCGGCGATTTTGGCTGGGTCAATGTCGAAATGTCAAAACTCCAACCGCAGGGAGAAGAAACGTTGTTCATCGGCCTGTGGGGGGGAACTAACTACGGCTGGTGCTATGGGCAAACTGGCGACTTCGTTGGCTGGGAAGGTATGACCGTTCAGAACTTCCCGCAGGCAAAAGCAAACCTCAAAACGCTTCAAACCAACGAATATAACAACTTCTTGCTCAAATTTATGGATATCAACCCGGCTGTTAGCAAGCGTAGGTTTACGCTGACCTGCGAAATTCCGGGTGCTGATTTTGCCATAACGTCAAACGTTGTGGCCAGTGACGACGGGAAAATAGCTCAATACGCCACCAAGTCGCCGCCGTCGTTGTATGAATACTTCAAGGCCAACTACGGGAAGTGGGTAGTAGCTAAAGTTGCAATCAACATTCAGAAATGGGGATAACTATGTTAAATAGACGATTGTTAGTTTATACATCTGGGGGGGAAGTGGCCCGGCAAGTTTTGTGATAACCGTTATCGACTATGATACAAAGCAGCCTGTAGCAAACGCTATGGTAAGCTTGTACGACGAATTCAACGCCTTTATAGCGAACCTCGGTTTTACAGACAATTCGGGGGTAATAATGTTTGCAGATTTTACGCTGTCGCCCGGCGGCTACTGGTTTCAAGCCGGCGCTACAGGCTATATGATAAACAGAGTTTCGTATACGGTTTTGAGTGAAGCGCCTATTAATGACGAGATAGAAATCGCGATTCAGAAACCGTTGATACGCCCCGACGAATAAAACCAAATACAGGGCAACACCCTGTATTTTTTTTGAAATATTTCAAGAAAACTGTTGACAATATACAGAGGGGGTATATAATATAGTCAAGAGGTAAGGGAAACACCTCAAAGAAAGGGAGTGAATACATGGTAACAGGCAGCGAGAAACAAATGAAATGGTACGAAGAAATTTTATATGAAAGAGTTTTTTAACCTTCTGAAAGCAAACGGTATGATAATGAATTTAGTGTTCTTCATGGCCGTGGCTTTTATGCTGGGTGCCGCTGCTGGCATTGCAACTGCAAAATGACAAAACAAAAAGACTGCCAACGTTCGGCAGTCTTTTTGTTTTAGGGTCAGGATGGAATAAAATATATTGAAAAAGGTGTAGGTAGAAGAGAGCTTACGCTCATATATATTATACCTTGACGTCAGAAAAATGGCAACAAAAAAGCAGCCTTGCGGCCGCCCTCTTGTTTTCTAAATCGCGTCACTGATTTCAGAAAGGTGATGTATTTTGATTGCAGCTCCATTATAGCAGATATATGATATAATGTAAACAACAAAAACAGAAAAGCGCCTGACGAATCAGGCGCCTTCCAGCTGTGGCAAGCCACAAAACAAACACAGTTCTTTCGCCCCGTGTCGTCGAGATAAGAAGTTATTGTTGTACCGCATTCATTATAACAGACTTAAAATCAAAAATCAATGAACCCGTGAAAAATTTTCACGACTTGAAAGCGGCGCCGCCAGTTCGGGCCGCCACTATCGCAGAAAGAGAGGTTTTGACAAATGGCACAACTAGGACTTTACGGCGGGTCAGTCACCGCCGGGGCCACAGACGGCGCACTGCTATCAACGGCGAACCCGCTAAAGTATGCAGGGGAAAAAGGCGCACTTGGAGACCCGGTAGCGTATGCCCTGCGCTGCCCGAACGGAGAACACGCCTATGAGATAGCTATTAGCGTGGCAGGTACTAATCCGGATTGGGTGACGTTGTCACCAGACAATATAGTGTGGCGTGAAGCTATCACTATTCCGCAGGTAGGAGACATCAACACACTTTTTTATGTGAAAATCAACATACCGGAAGGCGCGGAATATAACCAGACTATACTTAACACGCTGCTTATTAAATACCTCGAAACAACTACAACAATTTAGGGAGAGTGCAGAAATGGAGAAACTATATCATCTGGCCAAGAAGTTCAAGGCGTATCAATTCGACGGGGATTTGAAAAACTCCGATGGATACTACTGCCCGGAATGGGTGCAGCAAGCGTTTGAACGTGACGAGCTGTTTTTTATCGGGCCAGAGCTTTACCTTGACCACTTCGAGAACTGCGGCCTAGAGCTGGAAAGAACGCATATCAGAGTTGGCGACTATATAACGCTGGATATGGAAAACATGAGAATTGACGCATTTAGTCCGGCGCAGTTTAATCGTTTTTTTGAGGCGGTGAATATCCATGATTAAACCGGAGCTGGTGGAGTATGTCGAGGAGCTGAAAGCGTATATCACAGCCGACGGCGGCATTGATGTATTCGAGCTGAAAGAAACGTTTTATCACGATAACCCTGAAAAGGCGGGGAAAAAGTTAAAACTCGACCATTACTATATTAAAACCAAAAACGGCCGAGAATACTATATCACCAACCCGCCGGAAGACTTTATCAAATTTTGTAAAAGCAGCTAGGCGGTGATGTTATGAACGAGGAAATAACGCTTGATTTTACGTTCGAGCAGCTAGCCCCTGCCGTGTTGGGCCCCTTCCGCTTCGAGGGTATTCAAAGTTCAATCGACAACGAAAACACGTTCACGCTTGAGATTGAAGTATTGGAGCCGCCAAGACCGGAGCCAGTGCCGCCAGTAGTAACCGAACCAATTATTGTCAGCGGCAAGTATGAGGAAGTGCTCAACCCTTACGCGAATACCGACCCTATCGCTTATACGCTGTACCTCAATAACGCATGGGATGTTGCTGTCGACAACGCCGGGAACATCGCCACTACGTCGGGTGACTATGCCGTCGCTCAAAATGCCGCTAACGCCTGCCGCCTGTTCTACGAAGACGCGCCACTTGATATGACGCGCGGCATTCCGTACTTTGATATCACGCTTGGCAAAAAGTCTTCTGTATCAGCGTCGGTACTTAGAAGCAGGATAAAAGATATCGTGAGTGAGATATACGGCGTGACGGATGTAGAAGTTGCTATAGACTACGACAACGAGGGTCGCATAGATGGCGGTGAAGTGCAGATAACGACGCTTAACAGTAAGAATGTCACTATACAGATTTGATAGAAAGGAGCTGCGAAAATGGCAATAACATTTAACCCGGATACCGGTATCGTAGTAGAAGACACGGCGACTATTCGGGCGCGGCTGGTTGAGCAATGGCAGAAAGCTTTTGCCGTTGACCCGACAAAGCCGCTGCTTAACACCGAGACCGAAACCCCGGCCGGGCAGCTTATCGACGGTCAGGCAATTCTGATAAACCAGAAAGATAGCGCGCTGCTCACGCTGGCCAACCAGCTAAACCCTAAAACGGCGGCAGGCGTTTTTCAGGACGCACTGGCAAACATTTACTTTCTGACACGTCACGTCGCCCAACCGACTTACGTCACCGGGAACATCAAGGGTGCGTATGGCACTATAATACCTTATGGCGCGCTGGTGCAGGACGTGAACGGGTACACGTTTCTAAACACCACAGTCACCACGATTGATGAAAACGGCACAGCTACGGCGGTTTTCCGCTGCACGCAGTATGGA